TACTTCCGCTTTCAATCAAGCCAATTCTGCCAATGTTTTAGCACAAGCCGCTTTTGATAAAGCGAACCAAACTGCACAATTAGCATTTACAACTGTTGCAGCCAATGGAACAAGTCTTGTTGCAGATGCCAACAATGACACATTAACAATTACTGCGAATACTGCAAATGGTATTCAAATTCTTGCCAACGCAACTACTGATACATTAGATTTAGGTCTCAAACCTTCTGGCGTTACCGCAGGTGTTTATGGTAATTCTTCAACTGCCATAACAATCACAATCGACCAATTTGGTAGAATTACTTCAGTCAGTCAAACTGCAATAACTTACACCGAAACCGATCCTTTGGCTTTGGCCTTTGCAATTGCACTAGGATAAATAATCAACTATGGCTAAACCAACTACAAGAGCACAATTCAAAGATTACTGTCTGAGAAAACTAGGTTTTCCAGTCATTCAAATTAATGTGGATGACGACCAAGTTGAAGATAGAATCGATGAAGCATTACAATTTTTCAATGACTATCACTATGATGGCGTAGAAAAAATTTATATGAAACATAAAATTACGGCAGAAGATAGGTCTCGCCGTTGGATTTACGCACCTGATGCCGTAACATTTGTTACCGGTGTCTTGCCATTTGATGATTCAAATTCATCAATCAATATGTTCGACCTAAGATATCAATTAAGACTTCACGACTTGTATGATTTTACATCGGTATCTTATGTTTCATATGAAATCACAATGCAGCACATCCGTTCATTGCAATTGTTATTTTCTGGAACACCACAATTTAGATTCAATCGTCACATGAATAAACTGTTCCTTGATATCGATTGGGACAGAGATTTACAAGAAGGTGAATATGTTATTATTGAATGTTATCGCAAACTTGTTCCCGATACAATTACTTTAACGGGAACAGTAACCGGTAACACATCATCAAATACTCTCATTGGATATGGTACAATTTTCGACCAAGAAGTTTTAGAAAATGATTTTATAACAATTGGTAGTGAATCAAAGCAAATTCGCAACATTAATTCTCCATCACAAATTACATTAGTTGGACCTGTAAGTGCAAATGTGGATAATGTAACCGTAACATTGTCTGGTGTTTCAGATGTTTGGAACGACCGTTTCTTAAAGAAGTATGCCACCGCTTTAATTAAAAGACAATGGGGTAATAATTTGAAGAAGTTTGGTGGTGTTGCTTTACCTGGTGGTGTCACATTAAATGGTAAAGAAATTTATGATGAAGCGGAAGAAGAAATAAAAGCAATCGAAGAAGATATGTTTAATTTCAACAGTTTGCCAAGCGAAATCTTTACTGGATAATGATGAATGCCTACCAACTTCTACTTCAATAATTTTCCTGCTGAACAAATAACCTCAGAGCAATTGCTCGTTGAGGATTTGGTCATTGAATCAATGCAGATTCATGGCATGGATGTTTATTATCTTCCAAGAACAGTAAGAAGTGGAAATGAAATAGACTATCTTTATGGTGAAGATACTATTAAAGAATATTTGACTGCATACCCAATTGAAATGTATTTAGAAAATGTAACTGGTTTTGATGGCGAAGGAGACTTTGTATCAAAATTTGGTCTTGAAGTTAGAGATGAAATTCAAATGTTGGTGTCACGCCGTAGGTTTAAATATGCTACCGGTGCATCTAACTTGCCAAGACCTAGAGAAGGTGATTTAGTTTTTGTTCCCCTCACTCGTAGTTTTATGGAAATTATGTTTGTGGAACATGAAAACGACCAAGCAATGTTCTACACATTAGGTCGTGGTAGAGGCGGCAATGTTTATTTGTATGCCTTAAAAATGAAAGAGTTTGTATTTTCAAATGAAAAAATACATACAGGCGTTGATGAAATCGATTCCAACATCCGTGATTACTATACTAGAAGCCAATTAACCATGTCTCTTTCTACTGGTACAGGAACTTATACGCCAGATGAAATTGTGTTTCAATCACCGGACAATACTCTTGCAAATGCAACTGCACAAGCAACTGTTCATACTTGGACAAAAGCGGCATCTGCAAGAACATTGGATGTTTATCGTGTAATAGGAACTTTTGCAAATGCATCAAATACTATTGGTGCAACTTCAGGTGCATACTACACAACATCAGGTACAATTAATGACGATGCGTTTGATAACAATGCATTTGAAAATATTATCGACAATACTAGAATTCAAACTGAAGGCGATTCGATTATCGACTTCACAGAAGTTAACCCATTTGGTGAAGCATAATGTTAGGTAATGCACATTTTTATAATCGTTCAATTCGCAAAATTGTTGTTGCGTTTGGTACACTTTTTAACGATATTTACCTACAAAGGTATAATAAGTCGGGTGCAACTTCATATGAAAAGTTTAAAGTTCCTCTTTCATATGGTTCAAAAGAAAAATACATAACAAAAATTACACAAGACCCAACATTTACAAGGTCTATCAATACTGTTATTCCTAGAATTTCATTTGAAATGACAGGCATATCATATGATTCGGGAAGAAAACAAGTTACCTCAATGCAGAATTTTAATCAAACTGCAACTGGTATTAAATCTCAATATGTTCCTGTTCCCTATGACTTTAATTTTTCAATGTCGATTTATGTAAGAAATACGGAAGATGGAACACAAATCGTAGAACAAATTTTACCGTTTTTTACACCAGACTTTACCGTTTCAGTTAATTTTATTAACGAAATGGGAAGAAAATATGACATGCCAGTTATTCTTAATTCTGTAAACACCACAACAGATTATGAAGGTGATTTTTCTTCCACAAGACTTATTTTATGGGATTTAGAATTTACTGTAAAAGCATTTTTATGGCCACCAGTTAAATCTGATATTGGTTTAATTGGAGATGCATATGCAAATACCTCTGCAAATGGAGGCATTTCGTATGGTCGTGCATTTACAAATATTTACAACGAACCAGGCGATAGAATAACTCAACAAGTTACCGTAGATTATGCAAACGGAAATAATTATTTTACCACAGGTGAAACTATTAGAGTAGAAAGTTACGGAGAAATTACAGGTAAAGTAGTTTATTTCAGTAACAGTAATACTGGTACTTTAATTATAGGTGACTTAACAAAGACACTTCAAGCAAACAATGTCATTCGTGGTGATTACAGTAGAGCAAAATATACAATTACCTCAGTAGAAAAGGCACCTATTAAAGTAGTTCAGATTGTCACTACCGCAGTTCCACAAGATAGTGACCCTGATGACGAATTTGGATTTGCCGAAACAATTACTGAGTGGCCTAATATAACATGAAAAAATTGAATGAAAAATTATCTGAAGCATTAGATATCGAACCTATTGAATTTGAAGTTGTAGAACCTGTTGTCGATAATACTACACCTGTTGTCGTAGATACAACACCTACAAATGGTGCAGTAGATGATGATGCAAATTTTGCCAGATGCAATATTCGCAATCTCATTGAAAAAGGTAATCAGGCAATGGATGATTTGTTGAATGTTGCAAAAGCGTCCGAACATCCTAGAGCTTACGAAGTGGCTGCCGGATTAATTAAAAACTTGGCAGACTTAAACAAAGATTTACTAGAAATACAGAAACGCCGTAAAGACTTATCACCACAAGAAGCATCGTCTGTTAAAAATGTCAATGTAGATAAGGCAGTATTTGTAGGTTCAACCGCAGAATTAGTCAAACTTTTAAAAACGAATAAATAACACACTATGGAAACTTTAATCGAAATGATGCGTAAAGTTCTTGCAGACCATTATGCATTTCAACTCAAAGCACACAACTATCATTGGAATGTGGAAGGTTCAAACTTTCCACAATACCATGAGTTTTTTGGAAAATTATACGAAGAAGTTTTTGGTGCAGTAGACCAAATTGCCGAAGAAATTCGTGCCTTAGATGCCTACACACCAGGTTCGTTTTCAAGGTTCTTAGAACTTACCGACATTGAAGATGAGACTTCAATTCCAAACGCCATTGAAATGGCACGCCGTTTACTAATAGACAACCAAAAGATTCTTGCAACTCTTGATGTAACTTTCAAACTTGCAGATGAATTAGACCAACAAGGTTTGGCAGACTTCATTGCAGGTCGTATTGATGCACATAAAAAACACGGATGGATGCTTCGTAGCATTACAAAATGAGTGATGGATATCTTGGTAATGATAATCTAAAGCGAATCGGTGTAGAATTACAATACACCGAAGAGCAGGTCAAGGAAATTATAAAGTGTTCCGAAGACCCGGTTTATTTCATTAAAACATATGTGAAAATTGTGAATGTGGACAGAGGTCTTGTCCCATTTGAAATGTGGAACTTCCAAGAGGACATGGTCTCCACATTCCATGAAAATCGATTTTCAATCTG